CCCAACCCGAGCATGCTGAACTTGAAGTCAGCGTCAGGGTGTAGGGTCCGGAAGCGATGAATCGCGTATGCATGAACAACAAAATTGATGACGGTGTTGCCGGATGAAGTGTTTTGGTCGCCACTCTTGCGTGTGTTTTTGATTTCATACTTGTGAAATGATCCAAATCCGTAGGTCATGCCCTGATGTTTGAGCACTTTCATCGCCGTCTCACCTGGGCCGAACAGCTTGAAGAACGCGAGTTCGGCCTGGTGGGCGTGGAGTAGTTGTGTTGAATCAAATTTGGAGAAATCGTTTTCGATGAGAGTCCAACCATCACTGGGATCGTGATCCATGCGCCACTGTCCAAGTTTCGCTGGATCACCTCCACTGGTGTAGTTGTACTCAGGCCATTCCCTGTTTGGGTCCTCGATGTTCACGGACATGAAGGGCCCAGCCAAGGCTTTGGAAACGGCCTGAACGAATGGTCCGAGGGCAATATTCGTGTTTTCATTCTGTAGTGCTTGTATGCCACGCGGGTACGCATCGGCGTTCCACCGCTTATCGGCGTCACCCGCTTTGGGTGGCACGGCCATCTCGGCCTTGATGAAAAAGCTACGCTTATTGTTTTTGATCCTTCTCGGTTCCAGAATTTCGGGTTTCTCTTTAACGATTTTCCTGTATTTATTTGCCCTGCCGTTCGGTTGGCCTACCAACCAATCTTCGATGGTCATTGGTTTGTGGTAAGGTTTGGCCAATTTGAACAGCGCGGGTACGCAAATTGTGGTAGCGGCGTGCCAGTAGGCGTCGCCATGGGTCCCTAGCTTGGCACCAATTAAGTGCCGCCCAGCTAAGGATTTATACTCGTTCGCTTCAGTTTTCGCGAATGCAGAAGGGAGGCAGCCGAGGAAAGCTGGACCTATCCATCCTACGTTGTTCACCGCATCGTTTGATGGGGTGCAACCTGTTTTGCGAATTAACTTAGTAGAACTGAGCATTTTGCTCGTGTCAACAGGTGCCGTTGATGATATCTTGGGCACCAGGATTTGTGGAATGGCTCCTTTGGTTACCTCTTTCTGTACGTAAGAAACAGGTCCTAGGAATTCGGGGCTGCGGTTGAGCTCGCGCGTCCCGGCCATAACGGACACCTTATCGGAAACCATCTGGGTTAACTCGTGGTGTTTTATCGCCTTTGTACTCTCCTTAAACTTAGTTGTTATTAACTTCCTCTCTACCGCAACGACCGTCGGAACTGGGTCTTTGCCGGTACCTCTGACTACGATATCCTCTATCCCGTAGGGAATGAAAATGTCGTCGTCGTCGAGCTCATCGTCCTTGTTCTGATTGAAAATGGATTCGGATATCGATTTCTCGGTTCCAAAATTGTATGTTACACCATTCACATTTCCACTGGCTACGGCTACAACCGTGGGGCCAGGTACTATGTTTCCCTTGTTTTCGGGTTCAATCATACGGGCGACCGACGCTGAGGGCGTGTTTGCCTTGAGATTCTGAATCTGCGGTGATTCTGACTTTGTTTGAGTGGGTACGTTGTCCACGTTTGTACTTTGTTCAGTATGGCTCACCACAACTTCAGGCTGTGGGCCAAGGCGAACGACTTTCGCTGAGTTTTCATACTTGATTGTATTGGCTTCTGACGCGCCAAACCGTTTCTTGATGTACAGCATTCCGGCCGTTGCAATGTCGTTCAGGACCTCAGCGGCAGTTTTGGTGACTGCGCTGGCAATTCCTGCCCGATATGCAAATTGGGCCATAAATGCCGTTATCGTTGCTAGATACGGTCTGTTTGCGACGAACTGTATAACAAGGTTCACTTGCCGTTTGAATTCAGCAAATGTTGTCCGGCGCATTTTCCGGAATGTCATAAAAGCAATGAAAATCTGGGTGAACAATGTGATTTGTCCTCCTCGAAATTTCCGTGTTTTACGTTCCCATGACATATTCTTGTTAAATCGGTCCCACAACCCGGTGGCATGTCTGCTGGCCACGATGTTGTTGAACTGTTCCTGAAGTGGTTCTTCAAATGCCAAGTACGCGGCGCCACATACCGCTTCTTGGTGGCGCTCGACATCTAGTATCTTGAAATCTTTTACTTTATATTTG